GTAAATTTCTTTCTTAACCTTTGAACAAATTTAGTAAATTTTAATTCATCTCTAGTTATTTCAGAAGCTCTACCTAAATTAAATCCTGTTGATCCTTCTAATCTACTTACAGGTACATTTAGTGATCTGTATAGTTTACTTCTAAAGTATTCTATATCAGCAATCTCACCTAAGTTTTGGCCGCCTGGTAAAGTTGTAATATCTGTACCTCTACCACCTTCTCTACTTGGTAACCAGAAATCTTCCAACATAGACATATAGTTTCTGTCGTCTCTAATCTCACCAGTTGAAGCGTCATAGACAAGTTTATTTCTATATCTTGCCATAACATCTCGTAGATATTGTTCAGCTTTTTGTTTAGGTAAATTACCTACGTCAATCTTAAATATTCTTCTTTCAGGCGCTCTAGCAATTCTGTAAATTACTGTAGCGTCTTCAATCATTCTTAACTGATTTACAGGTTTAATTGCCTTATGTAAATAAGACATAACAATATTTTTGTTTTGATCTATAAGACCTGACGGACAAAATGCGATTGTGTCAGGTGCTATCTTTATACCTGTACCAGTTGTTGTACCTGATACACCTTTTTCATTATAAAGATAGTATTCAACATACTCATCTACAACTGAAAGCATATTAGGACCAGCACCCTCTGGTCTTTTCTTTCTGATCTCTCTAATTTTTTTAACTTTACGAGGATCAATATACTTTAACTCTGTAATACCTTTTACAGGAGCATTTCTATCAATAATTTTATGATAGTAAATTCGGCCATCAACATACCATCTTCTAAAGATGTCGTGGCCTTTTGTATTAAAATTCATTAACTTTAATACATTTTGAAATTCGTCTTCTATTTTTCTTCTTACATCTTTACCATAAGGTAAATTATCTACATTTACTCTTACAGCGTCTTTCATTTCGTTAGCTACAACAGCCTCGTTGACAATATCTTCTATTGCCATATCACATTCGGGGTGTAAAGCTATTTCTCTATATCTACGTATTAGATCCGCCTCACTCTTTGCCGTACCTTCCATATCGAGGTACTGACCAAAGTAACCACCAGCAGCAATAGTTTGTGTACCATCATCTGCCTGAGTTGTAGTAAAGCTCTGTTTCGGATCGGCTTGTTTTTTCGCCCTTGTAATACTAAATCCAAATAATTCAGCCATTTTATATTTCCTTTAAATTAATTACTACTACTTATAATAGTTTTAGGAAGATGGCCTGGAGACCAGGCCACCCTCATTAATATTAAGTAGTCGTATTGCTTTCAAAGAATTGGTAGTTGAACGTAACGTCAAATTGTTCTATTGCCGTTTGTTCATCATACGTCAATTCAATTGGTGCCACCACCGTAGGGAAAACTCCCCTTAGCGTGTACGATTTAACCGTATTACCATTTCTGTCTAAATGATCTACAAACGCATCCACTTGATAATCAACTGGATTAGTTAAGCCTTCGTTATCAGACATATTGTTGATACCGTTTTGCCATCTTTCGAAAGCATTTCTTAACTTAAAGTTTGTGTCATTATAACAAGTAATTGGCCATTCACCGATTGTTCTATCTCCAGCAATCTTTATGTTTCTTCCTCTAAAAGGAACATTCACAACACCGATAGTCATATCAGGTAATTGTGTTGATCTACATAAAAATGCTAGGTCTTCTATTTCGCCACCAACTTGTGCGTAACCAGGGAAAGGCATTGTCACCTTAAACTGATTGGCTCTTGCGCCGCCGCCAGCAAGTTTAGCTTTGAAGTCATTAATATTTGGCATATTTTATTCCTCTCTACTATTAGCCAGCGACCTCTTCAAAGGCCACTCCTGTTCTGGTTGCTACAAATGATAATGTGATAAAGTTGATACTTCTAGCAGGTTTCACAAAGATTTCTGCTATAAATTCATTTCTATCAATTACATCACCTGTATTGTTAGTTTCGTCACAAACGACCAAGAAGTCAGTAAGACCACGTCTGCCTTGTATTTCTCTTAGGAATGGTTCAATGATGTTTCTAAAGTTTGCTCTAGTAAACTCATCATTAAACTCAAACAATTGAAATTTAGCAGCTGTAGATATTGCCTTCTCTAATATAATAAACAATCTTCTCACATTGATTCTATCAAACGCTGAAGGCGAAGATAATCCAGTTTTGTCACCGAATAATACCGTACCTTGTCCTGGGAAAGTTGCCACAGGATTTACTCTTGCTTGATATAAGTCATCTCTTTGTGTTTTATTTGGATTGAAGGCCAGTTTAACGGCACCTCTTACAACACCTCTGTTAAATCCAGCAGGTGAAAAGAAAGGATCTGCTATCAAATCCGTTCTAGCCGCTAGACCAGCAATGTCTCCATTTAAAGGCACAAATCTAAATGTGTCATTAAATCTATCATACATTTGTTTATAACCTGAGTCAAAAACAACATATGAAGATGATCTAATGTTATCGAAGAAATCAATCACATTGTTTGCTTGTGTATTTGAGTTAGTTACATTTACAACGTCTGCTCTTTGTGGTGAAGCAAACACAACACAATCTTTTCTATTTTCAGCAATAGTTATAAGATTGTCAATGTGTGCTGTTGAACCACTTGGACCAGCAATGATTAAACCAACATCAATAGTTTCAGAGTCTTGGAACTTCTCGTATGCTGTTTGAAGTTGTCCATCTGTTACCGTTGAACCGTTAGCACCACCCGAAAGTGAAGCTAGACTTGGTGTGTCAACTGCTGTAAATGTTACGCCAGTTGCGTTTGAACCCCAGTTGGTACCAGCCGTTGGCCAGTCTACCCAATAAACGTGTTTCGATTGATTTCTTAACACGGTTGGTAAGTAGTTTGTGTCCCCTTGTGGAGTTTTAGCGTCTGCCGCTTTTGATAATTTAGAAAATGATTCAATTATTTGTCCTGGTACACCTGTAATACCACCGTCTTCGTCAACGATTACGATATGTATTTCATCGCCTGAACCTGATCTATCAGATACAAACTTTGATGTTCCTGGAGCACCGCCGTCAACGGCGTCATAATATCTCCATCTTCTTTTGATTCTTGCGTTATCAGCAACTACACGTTTTAAACCACCTGAACCTCTTGGATGTTGTACAAAAGTTACAACATTTGTTCCTGTGTTAGCAGCTGTTACTCTATAAAACTCGCCGTCATCAAAATCAGTTGTAGAAGCAGTTGAACTAAATTGGATTATATCTCCAACATTAATTACATTGCTTGCTAAGTCAACATCATCAACCGTTACAGTTGTGTCGCCGACAGCGCCTGCTGACGCTACTGAGTTTCCTGAAGCTAATTCTTGTGAGTAAGCTGTAGCACTTGGACAAGTTGATACAAGTAAGTTGTTTCCGTGAGTACCTGCTGTTTTAGCAACATAGTTAGCACCGCCAAAGATTTCGCCACCAGCATAGTTAGCGTCATAATCATCTACATTTTTGATTAAGAAACTAGAGCCGGAGTCGTTAGCATTAGCGTGTGATGTTTGGGTAGCTCGTACTACTCTCAATGAGTTAGAGTAAGCCAAAAAGTTAGCAGCGCTGAAAAAGTGCTCAAAGTTACTTGAGTCAGGTTTTCCAAACGTGTCAACTAATTCTGCTTCACTAGAGATCGTTACGATCTCATCTAAAGGTCCTTTTCTAAATTCTCCAGCATAAGCACCAATCGAAGTTGATACAGCTGGTATGATTCTAGTTAAGTCTCTTTCTTGTACGAGAACACCTGGTGATACTTGAAATGCCATAGGTTTATTCTCCTCTTAAATTTAATTTACCTTGTTCATAGTATTCAAAATTCTTATTATTCATAAGTCCATAGTCAAATGTCATCTTGTAGATATTTATAATAACCCTAAATTACATACCTTTTCTTGTTACGGGGTGCCATACATCACCGTATTCGTCAACGGTTGTTTCTTCGTGTTCATTTATACCATCATCTAAAAAACCAAAAGGTGCTATATCTTGTTCTATCAAATTCTGTTGTTCCTGATACATTTTAAGTCTAGCATTTGTATTGGTCAATTCTTTAAAATAAGGTTGATTAGACAACCAACCAAACATAACTAAGCACATCATTAAATCATCATTTGAACCATCCTCGGCCTGCCAACTTTGACCTCTTTTAGCAAAAGTGGACATCTCCTCTATGATCTTAAATGAATTAATGAGTAATTTATCACCCTCAATTAGTGTTTTGGCATTAGCACAACCTATTCTTTTAATTTGTTTTGTCATACGAACACCCATAGATGAACCACGACCACTAAACATAGCACCTAAAACTTGACCAGCTCGGCCTTTTTGTGTTGTCATTAATATATTATCATATTCTATTTCAAATTGTAAAGCCTCAGCTATCTGTTGGCCTATGTCATTTACCTCAGTAAGTATATGAGCGTGATTATAACCCTTACAAACCTGTTCAATAACATTTGGAAAAACAAAAGGTTTTATCTCATTGTTCTTATAAATGGCCACCACCTTAAAAGGCATTTTTGTAACATCAAATACTACAAAGGCAGAATAATCTTTATCAACACCTCTGGATACATCAACAGTAGCTACATAAGTATGATCTTTAATAGGCGCCTCAAACATTTCTATACTACCAGATGTTTTAATAGGATTTAAATATGCCATTGTCTTAATCTTAGCAGGGCTAATTAAAGTATTAACACTACCTAAAAACTCACACTCAAACTCTTGTTGAAACTGCTCAGGTGATGTATTTCTAATTGTTTGTTCTTTCCAATCTTCATCTCTACCCGGCACCTCTGACCAATGAACTTCTATTGGTATGTAATCGTTTCTTTTATTCTCAGCGTCAACCCATAGTTTGTAAAACTGATTCATACCATAAGGTGTTGATACGATTATCATTTTTGTATTTTTACCAGCAGAGATTGTAGGATATACTGAACTAAAAAACATCTCAGCAATATTTGTAGGTACAAAAGCAAACTCATCTAAAAATATAATATTATAAGAACCACCTCGAATAGCACTTGAAGATGTGGCAGCCGCCACAATAGTTGATTTGTTTTCTAATTCTATGTTACCTTTGTTCCAGTTTATTACACCTTGTTGTAGCCACTTTGGTAAGTTTTCATATGCCAATTGTAATCTACTTAATATATCTCTAGCAGTTGATGATTTATTGGCAAGTAAGGCAATATTAGAGTTAGCGTTAAATAAAGCATAGTGTAACAAGTATGAAATAGTTGTAGTTGATTTACCTGATTGTCTAGGTAATTTACAAATTGTAAATCTATTATTATGAATAGTCTCTACTATCTTTTTTTGAAAACCATACATTTTAAAAGGTACAAGACCATCGTCAAGTGATACAATCTGTATATACTTTTCCATAAAATACAGAGGGTCGTTAGCACACTTTTGATATTCTATAATTTGTTCTTCCGTAAATTCAACAGGTGTGTTAACCTTTTTTAAATTTGGATTACCTAGATATGCGTCTGTGCTCATTAGTTAAAACTGTACCATCCTGTTAAAATAAATTTTTCTTGTGTTTTACTAATTTGACCTTTATGTGTATGTGTCCAATCTGTCGGCCAAATTAATGTTAAACCTTTTTTTGCTGGTGTTATCATTTTTTGATAATGAAACTCTGTGCCACCCTCATCAACATTATTTAGATAAGTCATAAAAACTAAACACCTTTTTCCCATTTTTGAAAAAGACCTTTCACAATGCCATTTTTTAAAACCACCACCAGGTTTATAATGTTGTATGACATAACTAGTGTTTATGTAAAAATAATCTAAATTATTAACAAAATCATATTTTTTTACATAATTGTCTAAACATTTTTGTAGTTGATCTCTATAAGACTTTAGAGGTCCTTCAAAATTGTTATGATGTATACCTACATCTAAACTATCTTTCTTTTTTTTATCTATACCATTAAATAATCGGCCTGGCATTCCTATTTTACCTTTTACCTTGTTAAAATAATCTATTACATCATCACAAGTTTTATCAGATATAAACCAACCACCTATAAAACTTTCATATGGTAATTCATATTCAATCATTAATAATAATACCTTCAATATGAGTATAACCTAATTTCTTAGCAGCCGTTACTCTTTGATTACCTTTCCAAACACCATATTCTCTTTCTCTATAAATTTTACCATTAGCACCATATCTTGGTGTTTTTGATTTAATATATTTTTTAACTTGAATAGGGTCAATCATATCAGCGCCTTCTAAAATATTTTCGGCACCATTAACTAATTTTGAATTATTATTAGTGTAATACAGATTGTAATTAAGATCGCTAATCTGAAATATCTGTTTTTTCGGGTGTGATGTTTTTGCTTT